TAAACAACTTGTTAGGCGATGACGAAGAACCGTTTAACTTGCGCCGTGAGATGATGATGGTAATGCCTGAGTCAGTTACTAAAGGACCACTTAACTATTATCTCAACTTAGAAATATCTAACAGAGCTAGTGTTGCTAACGGCATATTGTTTAGGGAAGATCCTTACGAAATAGAAAAGTATGGCTACCTGCAATCTATGGCACTGCAAACGTTTGGTCCTTTAGGAAATTACGTCCTTGATGCGCCTTATAAGCTAGGACTTATGGCTAACGGTGAATTTGAAAGGGGCGTGGAAGGTTTACTACCAAGCTGGGCACGTAATGGTCTTAAGACTATGCGTTTTGCAAGAGAAGGAGCTAGAACAATAGACGGACGGCCTATAGATGAAGACATAAGTGGTTATAATTTGTTCATGCAAGCACTAGGGTTTTCTCCTGCTAACGTATCTAGTCTGTATGAAACTAGAGCTTTAAGTAAGCAGTACGAAAGCCAAGTCTTAAAGCGGCGTTCAAAGTTGTTGCAGAGGCGATACTTAGGATTAACTACGGGTGACTCTGAGTTGCTTAGTGAAACCATGCAAGACATATACGAGTTTATGGCTCTTTACCCAGAGCTTATGACTCCAGATACATTAGGCCGTTCAATTAAATCCCGCACTGCTCAAGAGCAAGAGTATGTAGCGGGCATTCGGTTTAACAAAAGTTTCTTCAGGAACTTAACGCCATTGTTTGACAGACTGGAAGACGTTAACTACTACGGGGCACTCTAAACTCTCCATATGCGAATGCCCCGCACTTTGTCCTCTATTGTTATCTTACTAACTACTTTGTAGTTAAATCGTTTAGTCTCTGCCACCAAAAGTTTTTTAACGTCTTTTGGTTCAAGGCAAGGTATAAAAAAAGATGAACCTTTTTTAAACTTCTTCCAGTTGATCTGGTAATTCACTTTCTCTATCTGCATTTTCTTTTATTTGCTCTACAATGTTAGACATATCAATAAACTCAGGATGCGCTGCGTTGAATATCAAACAGCGTTGTGAAGGTGTAGTTATTGCCATACCTTTAGACATTCGTTTGTTATCAGTCTTTATGTATATACCTTTTGTTTTTAAATCCTCTTTAAAGGATTCGTAGTCTGTCTCGTCTTTGCTTAACTCTGCCCTTAATAGTTTTACTGGGATAAAAAGTAACTGTGTGTCAGGCTCGAGCCTCATAACAAGGTTTCCGTAAGTAGGAGAGTGTTCCGGTGTAAATTCCTTTTGACTACGTTTATCTAGTTTACCATTTACAACAAGTAAGTTTCTTAGATTAGCAGAAATAAAACCACCTAACACAGACACATAGCTGTCTACGGGAGCAATAGTATTTTTTCTTAGCTTCTTTATTATCTTAGTCGCAGCGATATATATACGGTGCATATCAAAATCTATAATACCAAGTATATCTGAAGCAATGATCCCTGCTGCTATGTTAGCCGCCACAATCGCTGACCAGTTTCGTTCACGAGATGTTAGACGCAACTCTTTATCAATCTTTTTTTGTATTTTACGCACATCCCTTTTTACTTTATCTAAATTGGCTATGACGTACTGTATAAATGGTACGATAGCGTGCCCATAGTTAGCGTTAAGTTGATGGTCAAACATCTGTTTGCCTTTTGTTGTAGATATGATGTTAGGGTCAACATAATCAACATGGAATTCTATGATTCGCATGATCTCGCCATCGGGCAGGCTTTTACCCACATATAGTTTTTGGTAAAAAGAAGAGTTAGAAGTACTTAAAGTTATATTACGCCACGTGGTATCATTTTTTCGGTTAGCGTTAGCTGTGTTTGTGCCTTTATCTTTTCCTTTCCCTTGCGATACTTCATAAGCAAAGTCACTGACTTGCTTTGAGTCCATGTTACTAAGTTCGTCTACAGTGTTTATTACATTGTTTAATATGCCTAGTTTGTTTACTCGCGCTACTGCTGTGTCTTTAGGGTTACCTAACAACGCTTCAGGTTCACCGTATATGCTGTTCGCCATGCGTAGTACAGTAGTCTTACCTGTACCAGCGTTCTTATGCACCAGGTTTATGATTGCTCCTTTTTGACCAGTAAGCTCTAGGAGTGGAGAACCAAATCCTGACAGTGCAGCAAACGCCTGAATTTCTAAACCTTTTGCATTGTATAAGTTAAATACTTCTTTCCACTTATCTAAAGTACCACGCGGTTCAAAATAAGGTGTGTATGTTCTGGTTATTTTAGAAGCCGGTGTGTGGTAAACCCCGTCCACAGTTATCTCCCTTTCTCCGACAATAAACTTACTATGGTTATCGGCCCATCCAAATTGAGTTCTCATTATGTCTGCTTTCCTTTTTGTCTGTAGTATTTGAATAGTCCTAGTAACATATTCCGCTAAAAGATTAGCGTTAGCACTACCAGTAACTACGCCGTAGTGAGCAAGGGTTCTAAGTAGTAAGCGTTTTTCTAAACTCTCGTTAGGTACAGTAAACTCAATAACCCCATCGTGCGGAGAATGAAATCTAAAAACAGATACAAACCCTTCTTCTGAGTCCCACATTTGCTTCTTTATATATAGGTCATGTTCGTATACAAGCTTAGGATCTTCACCCTGCATCTTGTACACACCCCCTTTCTCGCCCCTAAAGTAAGGCTCAAACTTATTAATAGGGCTTGTGCGATCTTTCTTTACAACCTGCCCCAAGTTGTACGGTCCTTTTATTTCTTTACTTTTTTTGTGGACGCAACCGTCACAACCTTTAGGGTTGTTTCTTTCAAACTCTTCGCAAGAATGCGCTCCTTTTATACCTATAATCTTTCTCTCTACGGCGTGAAAATTGTAGTCAGGATGACCTTGAGATATGGTATGTATAGCTTTGCTACCGTCTTGGCAGAACTTAGCTACAGAAAGAGCGTTAAACCACCGAGGTTCAGACAGAGTTGCACGGTTCATAAGACTGTCTTTTAATTGTAAACAAGGGTCTTGCCTACTAATTATTTTAGAAAATTTATAGTCTTGATTTTGTGCAAGTAGTTTTTGCAACGGGTCTAAAACAGTTTGAACGCTTGGTTTTTTTACCACCGCGTCTGAATTTACGTTTAACAATTCACGTATGGTGTCAGGTGCGTGGCGTTCGGGTGCTACATTAATTACCTTTACTAACCTAGGTGTAGCTTTCTTTTGATTATATGTGCCTGGTACTCGTAGTATACGAGCAGGGTCAAACACATTTGGATCGGCATAAAATTTTTGAGTGACGCATATTTCCTTTAGCCGTTGAGCTATAGGTATCCATTTTTCTGTAGGCACCTCTTCGGTAAAAGCCCAGTAGACATGTAAACCATATCCTGAATTCACTATCGTAGGTTCGGGTAAATCCACAACCTCACAGAACACCTTCAACGCTTTCGCGCCTTCTGCTTGACTAGCGTATCCCTTTGGTAAACCCGTAGAAGGTTCTATCTCTTCTGCTTTGCCCGCACCGCAATCGATGTCAAGCCATATAGCTCCGAGGGACTCTACGTTGTCTACTTTTCTGTTGCCTTTCTCCTTTAATTTACCTAAAGCAAAATAGACATCTGTGTTTTGCTCAGAAAATTCTTCGGATATTTCGTATGCTGTTTCTAAACTATTAGTAAACTTTGGTATAAGTTTACCGTCTTTCATGCCGATCACATTATATATGCCGCCTCTGGGGACGACGTAATCTATGAGATCGAAGGTTTGCATTATTTATACTCTTTTATTAACGCTTCTATGAAAGGTGTAAGCTCATTGCTAGGCTCGTGCATACCAATAAACCAGTTATATACAGTCTGCCTACTAACCCCCAACTGGGAGGACAACTCAGCAACGGGCATGTCGTGCTTAATACATACCCTGCCAAGTTTAACCCCCAGAAGAGATTGGTCAGCTTCGCGGTTAAGACTGTCGATCCGTGTCGTATAACCATAGCTCATTAGTCATCACTTCCCCATGACGAAATAATATCTTCTATGTCGTCATCATCTTCTTCAACAATGTCTTTTTTCTTTTTGCGTTTGACTGGTTCTTTTATAGGTTCCTCATCTTCGTCGTCAAACGGATCAGGTTCAGAGGTAGTCGAAGATTCAAACCCATCATCAGAATCATCTGCAGTAAACGGACTAGACGATCCTTCTCTTTCGTCTGCAGTAAACCCATCTTCTTCTACTTCAAATGGAGACGCTGGCTTGTAAGGTATGTACTTCTTAACCTGTACACCGCGTAGCCTAAGTGATACACCACCACCGTTCATTTTGTAAGGAAAAAATTCGACTGCTATACTTACTAGACTACCTGTAGTAAGTTGAAACCCTGGCTCTAAAACTTTGTTCTTCGAGTCAAATTGTTCTATAGATGTTGAGTTGCCACTGTACGCAGCTTTTAGACTAGTCTTACCTATAAAAGTTCCATCGTCTTGCTTTTTAAATTTTACTTTTAGTTTTTGGTTTTTAGGAAACGAGCTATCTGCTGCACACTTTTCCTTCCAAGCCTTTTCCATTAAGCCATGTATTTCTTTGGCTTGTTTTTCTTCCATTTTAAAACTTAGATCGTAAGATGCCCCGTCTTCCATTGCATCACACGGTACACTTCTACCTTGTGCGTCATCCCATTTGTAGGGTTTGTCTATACGTGGGTACTGTGCAACTACGTCTTTAATTACGTGAGTTGGGTTTGCCATATCTTGCTCCTTAAAAGGGTTTGTTTCTGCAACTTGGTTTAGTTGCTGTATGTTTATAAGTTCATCCTCGGCAAGAGGTCGAACCGGTTTAAAGTACATTTTGTAAAAGCTACGATGCTGTACAAAATATATCTGGGTTAGCACATTACCGACGTGCTCTCGGTTACGCTCAAGATGTTCTATGTATTTATACAAGTTCATCTTGCTGTCTTCTTTTGAAAATAAACTTAACCCGCCTAGCCTAAGTTCATAAAGAAAATCTGTTTCAGGAAAAGCAACTTTAATATTAGTAAAGTACTTACAAGCTGCTCCACCTTTGTTCTGTCCGGCCTTTATAGATTTCGAGCAATCCATACAACGACTAGCCTGCACATTGCCTTCAAGCACTCCGTTATCTGGAAAGTCGCAGTCAAAAGACCAACATACTAACTTGTCGTCTTTGTAGTAGTTTCTTGATAGCTTACCGCTATCCACTATTACAACTTCTATAAAACGCAGGGGCTCGTATGTTGTAGGATGTATGAAACACCCTTCTTGCGTTTGCAAACGTTTCATTTTTTACGTGGTTTAAGTACAGTAATAGTATGTTTTCTATTTACCTGTAAACCTGGAGGTGCTACATCCGGGTTAGCTTCTAAAAACTCCCGCATGTTTGTGTTGTGAACACGTTTTTCTAGTAAGTGTAAGGCGTCATTGTCTTTAAGAAACTCGTGCATCTTGTCCCAATCACTGGGCCAGTAGCTAGTATGTACCCTACGAGAAATAGTCCCAGCGTGTGTCTTTAAGCTGTCTAAGTTTTGGTCCTCACAAATCTTTAACATCTTCTGATTAATCTTATCTTGCTGAACTTTAATTTCTTTTATCTCATCTTCTTTAACTTTTATAGCTTCGCGCATCTTAATATAAATTTCGGTCAATTTGTCCGGCGTCTCTTTCATACTGTCGCTCCTTGTTAGGGGGAGAGCCAGTTTAGCAAACACTTTTACATTGTCAAGTATTTAATTCTTGTTTATACAAATCGATTATCTTGTGGTGATGATCTACCTTAGACCGCAACATATTGTACAAGCGTGTCTCAACTTCACTACCGCGTATATGTACAACAGTCATTGGGTTGTGTTGTCCCGGCCTGTCAATACGAGCGTTGGCTTGTAGGTACGTCTCTACACTGGTGACGGGAGAATACCAAATAACAGTATTAGCAGCGGTTAAAGTTAAACCATGTGACGCGGCTTGAGGCTGAATGACAAGCACTTGAACTTTATCCGTCTCTTGGAAGTCTTTGATTATTTCACTTCGCCTATTAACTGTTACTTTACCTGAGATTACTTTGCACGGTATTTTATTTTTTGTTAAGAACTCTTCTAGCAGTTCTATAGTATGAGTAAAAGGCACAAACACCAGGACTTTGTTAGACGCTTCATCAATAGCTTCTTTGATTACTTTTAATCTGCTACTTACATCAAACTGAATAACTTCTTTGTCGTCTGAATAAACTGCCCCGCCTGATATTTGCAGGAGTTTGTTTAAGTTAGTAGCAGCATTGACCGAAGTAACTTGCTCTCCGTCTGCTTGCATAGTCATGCGGTCTTTTAAAAGTTTGTAATACGCAGCCTGTTGTTTAGTAAGAGGAGCTTCTCGTTCTACATAAGTAAGTGGAGGAAGGTCTAAACACTGGTCTTTCTCAAAGCGAATAGCTGGCTGTAATACCTCGTGTACTATTTTGTCAGCGTCGGGTTTAGGTCGCCATATGAACTGTGAGACTTTTTGCATAACCTTGTCTCTGAACTGCCCGAAATATTTAGGTGCGTTCTCCGGGTTGACTAACTTGGCTAAACCAAAAGCATCTACGGGTGATTGAGCTGCTGGCGTACCAGTAAGCATCCAAAGCCATGGTGTATTAGCGGTTATGTCACGCAGTGTTTTCCATCTGTTAGTCTGTGCGTTTTTATACGCATTAGCTTCGTCCACTACAATCATGTCAAAGCCGCCCTTCATAATTTCTTCTTTGACTACCGCTACTCCATCAAAGTTTATAATGACAAACTCAGACCCGGCTTCGATTATTTTCTTTCGTTGTGTAGAAGTACCGTGCGCTACAGAACAAGTACGGTGCATAGCAAATTTAAATAAATCTTCTTGCCATGCTGATTTCATAATAGATAGAGGGCATATTACCAATACCCTGTTAATTTTGTTCTGCTGCATCAGGTAATCCACTGCCCATATTACGCTAGCAGTTTTACCTGTACCTTGTTCGTTAAAACAAAAAGA